TACATCTGGGCACAGTTGACCGCATGTCAGGGCAGCAGCTTGAGTGCCATCATGTGCGACATGCCGAATATCGGTAAGACCTTCACGGCCCGCGAGTATGTGAAGCAGCACAAGAATGCTATCTATGTGGACTGCTCACAGGTGAAGACCAAACGCGCTCTGGTGCGCAAGATCGCGAAGGAGTTTGGCGTAAGTGCCAACGGAACCTTTGGCGATATCTATGAAGATCTGGTGTTCTATATCCGCACAGTCGAGAACCCGCTTATCGTACTCGATGAAGCCGGTGATTTGGCATACGAGGCATTCTTGGAGCTGAAAGCCCTGTGGAACGCAACGGAACGCTGCTGTGCCTGGTATATGATGGGAGCCGACGGCCTGAGGGCCAAAATAGACCGTTCCGTTGATGCTAAGAAGGTGGGCTATGCTGAAATGCTGAGCCGTTACGGTGACCGCTTCTGCAAGGTGACTCCAGATGATGCTAAAGAGCGTCAGGCGTTCCTCATAGAGCAAGCGCGTGTGGTTGCCGAGGCTAATGCCCGCGAAGGCGTGGACGCTGGAGAACTGGCACGTAAGACTGGCGGTGCTCTGCGTCGCGTATATACTGAGATTGAAAAGGCTAAGGCAGTATGAGTAAGTACGCAAGAGATAGGAAACGGCTACTTCGCATACTGAAAAAGAAGGGGTTTCCGAGTTCCCGAAAGTGGGTGAGGTACTGGATGAAAGTAGTAAAAAGACCTCCAATCTGGCAGAATGAGCAAGAAGTCACTATTATTAACGCCTTCTACAGAAGAAAGGATGTACCACGCCACTGGTTTTGGTTCTTCAACCGCAGACCAATAGAAATACCTCAAGAATATTGCAGACCCTATTTATTATGAATGAAGCGAAGATATACCCAAAGGGAACGGTGTTCCAGTTGCTGCTGAACGGTCGCGATGCCTCATCGGTCATCAACGAGTGGTGGGAGGCCAGCACTCAGGCCGATGTTCGCGTCCGCAAGGCCAAGACTAAAGGCTGTATGGTACTGGAGACCGAAGACATGATATATGCGAGCCACATTATCAAGCTGTGGCCCGGAACTAAGGTAAACATTAAAGAACCGAAGAAATAATGGCAAAGCGAGCATACACGCCAAGAGACATTGAGGCAAAGAAGTACGAGTGCTTCGATTGGGACGGCGAATGGCTGTCAGCCTTTGGCAATCCCGCAATCAACTCTAAATGGGTGGTGCTCGGCCCGTCGGCCAGTGGCAAGAGCTCGTTTGTGATGCAGCTATCGAAGAAACTGTGCGAGTATGGCCCCGTGCTCTATCTGCCTTTCGAGGAAGGTGTTGGCATGGAGTTCCAGCGTCGCCTGAAGCTCATGAAGATGGGCGAGGTGCAGGGCAAGTTCACTGTTGCCCCCGATGACACACTGGAGGAACTGGAAGAGCGTCTGAGCCGTCCTAAGTCGCCCCGGTTCGTCATCGTTGACTCTTTTCAGGTTTCGGATTGGAGCTATGAGCAGGCAATGGAACTGATGAAGCGTTTTCCAAACAAGGGCTTCGTGTTCATCAGCCAGGAGTACAAAGGCCAACCAATGGGCAAGGCTGCCATCAGGCTTCGTTATATCGCCGACATGAAGGTGCGCGTGGCCGGATATAAAGCCTACTGTCAGGGCCGCAGTGCCGGTGAGCCGGGTAACTATTACGTGGTGTGGGAAGAGGGCGTATTAATGACATCAAACAATTTATAGTTATGAGTAAGATTAAAGAAACGATTGAGCTAAAGCCAGATCACGGATGCACAAGAGGCGCACGTGATGAACGGCTTGTATCGAGCGGGCATGAATGCCCTGAGTGTCACGGTAACGGCTTTCATTGGGCCGAGGATCCAGACCCATGCAGTCATGGGAGTATCAAGGAACCATGCAGCGTCTGTAACGGCACTGGCAAGGTGGATGCGGTTGTAACAGTTCATTGGCAGGCATCAGAAGGAAGGAGTAAGGTATGAAACATACTATCAATGAATATGTGACAATTGCCTATGTGCAATTTAAAGCTAACGCTCCTTGGAGGCCTCGAACCTTTACGGAAAAGATGTGTATCATCAGTAGCAAAAGAAACGATGAGAAGGTAAAGGCCTTTGCCACAGCTACAGCAGAGCGTTGGAAGAAACAGCTTGAAGATAATCATAATGAGTTACACTTGACCTATACTATCAAAGTTGAGACTATTGGTGTTGCTGGTATTGATGTTTTAGAAGATAAAAAGGCATGAAGATATATATCAGTGGAAAGATTGGCGAGGAAGAGGTTCTGAGTGAGGAAACCCGCCAGAAGTTTGCTCAGGCAGAGGCAAAAATGAGAATGTTGGGCTACGACGTTTTCAATCCCACCACAAGCGGATTAGGTGAAGAGGCCATGCGCAGGGCAAAGGCCAACGGGACAACGTTCTATAAGGAAATCTTGCTACTCGATTTGGAGCAGGAGAAACTGTGCGACGCTATCATTCTCCTTCCTGACTATACCCAATCACCGGGCGCACGTGTGGAGTTTGATTACGCTCAGGCAATAGGACTTGAAATCAAGTTTGCAGACAGAAGCCATGCATGGTGTTATCTGAGTTGGAAGTATAGTGAAATGACCAACCATGTGAACACCACTAAGGCGAGAATGGAATATATCGACGCGAACATCAACAAGGTCTGGATCCCGTAATAAAGAAATACGACTATGGCACAGGAAGTAACGAATTTCGCACGGTTCTACGCAACGTTTAACAAGATACCGTACAGCGGCGACCGTGAAGACTTGAAAAAGGAAATGGTGGAGAAAGTGACCTTTGGCAGAACTAACAGCCTGCGTGAGGTGACAAAGCGCGAGTACCAGGATCTGTGCGAAGGGCTCGAAAAGATATACCCTGCCAACCGTATCAATGAGGCAGCACGTGAGGAACTGAGACGGCAGCGCAGCATTTGCCTGAAGCTGATGCAGAAGTTGGGCATTGATACCACCGACTGGAACCGCGTTAACGCTTTCTGCCAAGACGGACGTATCGCCGGTAAGCAGTTCCGCGATATCACCAGTGAGGAACTGGAGCAGCTTGCCAAGAAACTGCGCAGCATAGAGCGCAAGGGTGGCATCAGAGAATTAGAGGAACCGGGGCCAAAGGCTATCGTCGTTCCCTTCAAATAACAATATTAACTAAAAAACAAAATGAGTTATGGAACAAGAGTCAAACAGAGTAAATGAGGATGAGCTTCGTGAGGAACTGATGCAAGATCACTACGAAAGAATGCTCTCTGAGTATGCAGTCTAACAATTTAAAAAGTACAGTTATGGCACAGGAGAATTACAACAATGGGCTGGCAACAGCCGGACTTGAAGGCAAGTCAATCGTGAGGTGTGACAACCAGAAATGTGAGACGTGTGTTAACCAGAATGACGATTGCGCGAAGCTTATATGCAGCGGTGGCCACGTCTGCGTCTGGGGATAAGAAACAGTATTTAATAACCCAATAAAGTAAGTTTTAAGATTATGGCAACAAGACAGAAGAAAACAGTGATTAGCGGTGTAACACGTGAGGCCGCTGATGTAGCATTCGCAACCTTCGCAAAGGCCGATGCAAGTATTAACAAGATCAATGCTGACATTGAGCTACAGTGTGCAAAGATCCGTGAGAAGCATCAAGCAGAATTGACACGCTTAACGGCTGAGAGAGATTCTTCCTTTGAGATGCTTCAGGCTTTTGCCACTGAGAACCAGACAGAGCTGTTCTCGAAGAAAAAGAGCCTCGACATGGCGCACGGCACTATTGGCTTCCGCACAGGAACCCCGAAGCTGAAGACCTTGAAAGGCTTCACTTGGGCCTCCGCTTTGGAATTGGTTAAGGCTTTCATGCCTTCCTCATATATCCGCAAGGTTGAGGAAATAGCAAAAGATAAGCTGTTGGCCGACCGCGACTTGGAAGATGTGAAGATAACCGAGAGTGGCCTGATGAAGCAGGAAGTTACTATGAAAGAGGCAATGGCCAAATGCGGTATTCAGGTTGTTCAGGAAGAAACCTTCTATGTAGAACCTAAGAAAGAAGATGCAGAATGAAAAAGACTATTCGTAAAACCCCTAAAGTGACCCTGTGCCGTGAATGTGGCGGCACAGGTCACATTGATGGCGACCATCCTGTTGTTTGTCCTCAGTGCGAGGGTAGCGGTCGCGTCACAGTGAGCGGCACAATGGAGCTGGATATCAGAGCCTACAAGCCGAAGTAACAAACTAAACGCCAGCAGCTGATGAAGAAACATAAACGCAACGGACGTGGAATGTCCTACGAAGCACGCGTAGCTGAAGTGAACCGCATCTACGACGAACACCGACGCTCAGGTCTCTCAAATGTAGAGATCTGGCGTCGCTACGTCTATCCGAAGCTCT